CCATTACCTATTGCACTCGGAATAATTGAAACTATAAGTACGATGCTCGCCGCTAAGTTTGTATGGGAATCCTGGTATGCAGAAACTCAAGCAAAAGACAGCCCGAAACCAATGGATACATACTGGAAATGGGCTATTAAGATTTTAGAAAATATATCAACAGGAAAAGCTGGATATGCTTTATATACTGGCCCTAATGGCGCTGTGATTCCAACGTCAAATACAGGGCGTTCGCCGATGCTGAATTCAATAACTGAATCCGATCTTAGATTATCAAGAACTGTATTGAATACTGATACTGTTTTATCGGGGGACTATTGAGATTAATAGTTAATGGATTGAAAGAAACTCGTCATAATATTGGCGTTCAGGGCGTTGCCCATTTTAAAGACTTGGAAAAGCCTTTGAACAGATGTGGTATTTATATGATGGAATCAGTAGGAAAAAACTTTAAAGCTGGAGGCAGACCAAAGAAATGGGATTCTTTATCTAAAAGAACCAAAAAAATTGATCCAAGAAGAAACTCCGGCACACCTCTAACAATTAATGGTGATAATATAAGAAAAAAAATAGATAAAAAAGTAACAAAATATAAGGTAACTGTTGGTGCTTCAGGAAAAATAGCCCACGTTCAACAGTTCGGCGCAAGAATAAAAATAACAGATAGAATGCGTAGATGGTTTGCATTTAAAGAAATTTACTTGCCATTATATCAAACGGAAATAATTATTCCAGCAAGACCTTTCGTATTGTTTCAAACTGAAGATTTAAAAAGTGTAAAAGATATATTTATAAAATGGTCAGGAGAATATAAGAAATGACAGCCCAAATCGAAACCATTAAAATCAGAAATGATATATTTGATTTTTTGAAAAATCATCCTCGTTTGAAAAATGATGGTGAAATTGAATATCCTACCGGCGAAGGTGTTATGGTTCCTGCCATGAAAGTAAGTAGATATGAAAAGTTCCCTTTTGTAGATTGGATTATCGGCGGTACTCCGTCTATTCACGTTTATTTTGAAAGAGAAAATCTTTTGAGGTTTTCAACTTCAAGAAGACAAAACGGGCTTGAAATGGTTGTCGCTTGTGTTACAACGTGTTCAACAAGAAGTTGTTCGATGGACGGAACAGCTATTCTTGCAAAAATAGTTCAGCAGTGTTTGGAAGAACGCCCAAAAGTAGGAAATGGATACGGGCAAGCAAAGGGGGCTGTTTCAAAAGTTGAGTTCGATTCAGCACCTTCAGGAAATGATAAGTTTGCCATTATGGCAAATGTACAACTAACAGTAAATTATTTTGAAGAAACAACAACAGGACGATAGGAGGAGTTATGGCTAGTTTTTATGGTTCAGAAGGAAGAGTGGCAGTAGCTGAAGAAGGAGTATATCCAAATAAAGATTCAGTTTTTCCAACAACAGGTTTTCGTTCTGTTGAGCTTACAGCAGAAAATGTTGGTATTGAACAGAACTTTGTAAGTCTACAGACAATTAGAGGGACAAACGTCCCGGCTGATGAAGTTCCAACTACTTTGAGAACAACAGGCGATGGAATAGGTGTTGTTTATGCGCCTGAAAACGGAATTGGAAGAATTATAAAAGGTGCTTTTGGAACACATACTGTTTATGCAGGTGTTTATGTGCCGAAAGAATCACTTGGATATTCAGATGGTTCAACAACAATTTTCACTGCTGCAAATGCACCGGCAAACGCTTCAGCACCTGAAAAAGTTTTTCTTGATGGAATTCTTGTTAATGCCGGAGATTATACATGGGATGACGTAAACGCTAAAGTTACTTTCGACACAGCACCGGTAAGAACTGTATTGCTCGCTGCAACGGCTCCACTGGCTACCATGTCAATCACTTCACAGCCGGTAGGGAAGGCGTGGATTGAATTAAAAGTAACCGCTGGAACTACTCCTATAAATGGAACAGTTAGTGTAACAGGAACGAGAAACGGAGTTAGAAACATAACAGAAACAATTGCTGTTGTTGTTCCTGTATCGACTACAAGTAATTTTTATCTAGCAGGAAGATTTACCGCAATTAATGACGGTGGTATTAATGCGTCTGGTATTATAGTTGGAGACACCGAAACAATTGAAATAGCACACGTTCAAGAAATAAAACTTTCGTATTTCAGAACTCTTTCGGGTCTTTATTCTCATGTTTTTGAAGAAGCTGGTCCAGGTCAAGCACTTCCAAGTTTTGCTATGACAGAAGACAGAGTTGTACCGGGTGGTGTTTATGGATGGAATGGTTGTATGTATGGTGAACTTTCAATGGCAGTAAATACCGATGGGTTTATTGTTGGTGATGCTTCTGCAATTGGAATGAGAGAATTCACAACAACTGAAGATGATATTACATATCCAGCAGGTCTTACATATTCCCCGCTGAAACCTTTCATATTCAAAGGTGCAAATCTTTTCCTTGATGGCGTTTTGAATGTCGATATGGAAACATTCGAATGGTCCATGAATAACAATATCGAAGGAAGAGCTACAATTTCAAGAACTGATTACATCACAAAAATCAGACGCGGTACTCGTGAAATTGAAGTAAACTTCTCAAGACTTTTTGAGGACATGGAAATTTACATGGCTTTCAAAAAAGCAGCAGATATTTCAATCATGATGGATTGTATTGGCGAAGAAGTTTCAACAATTCCTGGAGAATATTACAGGCTTATTGTTGAAATGCCGAAACTTAGATTGACAGAAGACACACCAGGACTCGATGCAACGGCAGAGGCGGTTGAAGAGCCAACAGCAAAAGCTCTACAAGATCCTTATGAGGGTTATGCAATCAGACTCGTGATCGTAAATACAGAGGCAACAATATAATCATGGCTGATCCTATTCTTACATTTTGGAATTCAACAGGCGATACTCAGATTTATTCAATCGCTTTTGGGAAGGTCGAAGAGGGGAATGAAACAAGTCCCCTCGGCCTTCGGGTTTATAATAATAAAGCTGGTGCTTCAAATATAGCAGACGCTGAAAATGTAAGATTTTGTGCAGTTGATGATCATACAATTAGCCCGCCAACTTATGCTAATCTTATGATTTCAGAGGGATGGCTAGAAGCAAGGTTCACCGATTACGATGATTCAGAATATGTTGCAGAAACATTTTCAGCTTTAGGCGGTCCGGCAGGAAGTCTCAAACATTGGTTTACAGCAAACCTAGGAATTATTGCCGGTTCATCTGGCGGTGTCGAAACTCACTTTGCATCTGGCGAAATAAAAATAGTGCTTCCTGTTTCTACTCCGAGAGGGGATTATAATGGTTCACCAGTTATCGAATACACAGTTTCCTAAACTGAAAGATATAAAATGGAAATTAGAACTTTCCGATAATTCAATAATCAATGAAACAGAAACAGGTCATTGGAGTGATTTATCAAGTAGAGAAGTTTTAAAAAGTGGCGAAATAATAAAAGTGTATTCTGGTTCATGGAAAAAAATTAAACTCGTTCTCGATGATCTGGAGCTTCTTTGTGTTGAAGCTCACGAAGGAGATAGAGTTTTTTTCAGGCGAAGGATGGTTCAACCAACTTGTATCGACCACAGTTTTATGTTAGCCGCTGAAATTGGCGTGATTAGAAAAAACAAAATCATACTTCATAAAATTGATATGTATGCAAAAGTAACAATTTTGGAGAAAATATATGATAGGAATTGAAGGAAAGATTGCGATTGCAGAAGAACCATCTAATTTATTTGAAGGTGAAATTGCTACCTTAACTGAATTAGTTGATTTAAGTTCTTTTGAAATTGATGAAGATCTTTCTTTTGAGAGACCGGTTGGAGTTTCAGAGTTTCAGGGTTCATCTGATGCTCTATCTGGAAATGAAAACCGGTCTGGTTCTATTTCTTTTCCGCTATTGAATTCAAATGGAGTTGATAAGTTATTAAAATTCACACTTGGAAACAGCAATTCATATCAAGGGGATTTACATTTTAATGAGCTTATAGGAACCGGGAACGGAATTAACCAGAATTTTTCATCTGGTATTTCACCGATAGTTGCAGATAGCTTTTTTGTTCATGTTGATGAAACGCTTCAACCTTTTGAAGATGTTATTTTGTTGGATAGAGCAAGACCTAGAAAAAATCTTTCTTTGCAATTGGGTCAATATCCAATTAGCTCAAAACTTAAAATAAAGATTGATGCAGACGGAAGTAATATAAATAACAAACCTGTTGTTATTGAGGGTCTTGATATTGACGGTGATCCAATAACCGAAACATTATATGACTCGATTCTTTTGGGTAACAGTCAAACACGCGAAACTGTAAATGTCTATTCAGAAATAAACAAAGAAGGAATCTTTGCTTTAGGTATCGATCCTAATCATGACAATTCAAGCAGGATAAGTGTAATAAAACCAAGTTCATATTCAATAACTCTTTCTACAGGAGAAATACATTTTTTCAATCCCCCTGCTGATGGTGCAAAAATATATATAACAGCGGTTGAAAGTGTTGGTTCAAAATATGTTCATGTTTTAAATCCGAAAAGAGAGCTTCCTACTTTCTCTATTGCCACTGATGAAATATTAAAATCATATCAATATTCTAAAAGCGTTATGGACCGTCTGAATATTACAATTGATCCCGAAGATTATGTTAATTGTTCTGCTGATTTTATTTCATGCCTGAAAAATGAAATTACTTTCCCGACTTTAAGTTCTAATCCAGACGCAAGAACATTTAATATTTCAAGCGCAAACCTTTATATTAACAGTCAGCTTAATACAAATGTTGAAAAACTGGAATTAGAAATTTCTAATAATATTGATTATATCAATCCGATCAATTCAACCCCAGAAATACAAAGAGGGGCTTTAGATATTTCTGTTAAATTTGAAGAAAATTATGACACTACTGATTTCATTGATTTATATGAAAACAAGGAAGTCGTTTCTTTGATAATTGATCTCGAAAATAAACTTGGTGATAAGATAATTATTTTTATTCCAAGTATGTATATTGAAAAGATAACAAAACCTTTAGAAGGCACAGATTTTGTCGATGTTTCAAGTGAATGTTTTGCATTGAAAAGTAAGACTGATTCAGATAAAATAAGGATATTCGTTGTCAACGACAATGAAAATATATAAATCCGGGGGACAAGATGGCGTATAAGCACAAGTTTTTGGCAAGTTGTCAACAGGTTATTGAGCATGTTATTGACGGGGAAACATTCTTTTTGAAAAAGGGTTCATTTGGAAACAATTGTGATTCATTGGCGAACTCAGTTAAAACCAATTTGAATGACCACAAGAAAAG